TGGCATTTTTTTAATTTAAGTAAATAAGGTACTTCACCAGCATCTTCTACATTATTAGGGTCATTAGGGTTAGTATTTTTTATACTATCAAATACCATTTCTTGACCCAAGTAATCAACCTCAGACCATTTATTACCATCTGAGTCAGTAATATCTAGTACTTTTATTATATTATCTGCATTAATGTTAATTGTAGGGAATTGTTTTGGAATTCCAAATGAAAAAGTTTGGGTGTTAATTGTAGATGAAATTGCTTTTCTTTCTTTTTCTAAAAGGAAAAAAGAAGGATCTGAACCATTTACTAGGTAAATTGTTATTTTTGTAGGATCTAAAGAACTTGAAATTGAAAAATCACAAGCATCTTCTATAAGAAAATTTATATTAGAGTTTTGTGAAGAAGCAATAGTACTATTCTCCCCAAGAGTCATAGTATAATTAAAATCAGGAACATATTCTGTACCTGATAGTTTAGATGGTATTGTTTGGAAGATCTTTACAGTTGTTGATGCTGCTCCTGTTACTTTAGGTTTATACCCAAACATATAAGCTAATTCATATAAATTATTCGTTTGTCTAGCAAATTGGGTAAATGTTTCTTGTAATTGGTTATCTAAATAAAATGACATTACATCACCCACATAAGCTGCTTGTTCCATAAACATCATACCTGGTGATGTTGGGGAAAAATCATTATATGTGTTAGGAAAATAAGTTTGAGAAAACTCTATTAATCTAGCTCTAATATCTGAAAAATCTCTATTTAAATATTTTATGTCTCTATTTACGGGTAAGGCCATTATGTAAATTCTATTTGTAATATATCACTTATATTAGTATTGATTACGCTATAAGTTAATGATATGGTTATTGTGTTTATATCTTCTTGTCTTAGTATTTCAAGATTGCCTATCATTACATTAGGAAAAAATTCTATCAAATTTTTTTGAATTCTTTTTTCTAAAAAATCCAGATTATCATTAGTAATTTGTTGAAATATAAAATCTCTTAACCCTCCTCCAAATGTGGGGTTTAAAGGTCTTTCACCTGGGTTGGTTAAAAAATAATTAATTAAATTGTTCTTAATGGCATTAGCTGTGGTATAATTAGATCTAAATACACCAGGAGCATTAAAAGGAATATCAATTCCTACAGCAGCACTTTTATTAAAGTCTATTGGATATATTTGTTGAGCGTCGAATGCCATTATCTATTTGTCATTAATCCCATTATTTGATCCATATTAACTTCACCCCCGGGTAAAGCTCCATTTGGTGATGTTGTATCTCCTCCTCCTTGTGGGTTAAATGGTTTATTTCCAAATCCTTGAGCATCTCCACTTTTCATATTTATCCCAGTTTCACCTATAATATCCATATAAGATTGTCTCCTATCTGCCTGTGATACAGGTGATGGTGTTGTTGAAGTGATAGTTCTATTTTCTTGGATTGGTTTAGATGATGCTGTTGTGTCAATTTTAGGTGACCTAACTGCTTCTAATAAAACCTCTTTAAGTTCTTCTTGTATCGCTTCCTTAACTGTTTCTTTTATTATTTTTTTAAGTGCGTCTAATTTCATTGTGGTGTTTTTAATAAATATTAACTTATTCTGCTTTTAAATCGTTTTGTTTAATATAAAATATTAATTCATCTATTAGTATTTGATCATTTGATGAAAATGAAGGTTCTCCTTTAAGTATTACTATCCCTGCTTTATTTTTTGCTATTGCTCTTCTTCTTTTTAACCCCCCTATAGTTACACTGTCTATGGTTACAATACCCATTTTAAAACCATTAATATTAGTTACAACAGGTGATAATTGATTAGATTGTTCCTGGGTTGAGGATAACAATTCATTAGAAATACGAGTTTGTGGTGAAAGTAAAGCACTTGATTGGTTTTGGTCTCCAGTACTATTTTTTAATAGATCTTCAGAACATTTACCTATAAACAAATCAACTAAAGCTAGAAGATCTAATATTCTTTCAAGATTTGATTTTACTATGTTTAAGTAACCTACTCCAGTCCCAATTTGTCCTTCTGTTTTGTTGACTAATTTATTTAATTTATTTATAGCTTTTTGACCTTTAATAATCCCCGCTGCTGGGATTGGGGTTGCTACCGTTGAGGGTATAAATTGAAGTGCGTCAATTGCTATTTGAGCTGTGTCTATTCCTACTTTAGATGTATTAACAAGTGATTCTAGTGGGTCTAAAAATTTATTTATAGAGTCTATTTTATCGTATATATTATTTAGTTGTTTTGTTAGTTTGTTTTTTAATTCGATTACTTTATTTAAGCCCGATATATCAGCAGGACAAGTTAATCCATCTTCAATTAAAGTTTTTACTTGGGATAGTGTGTTGGAATCTAACATTATTAATATTCATTTGTAGATGGTGAAGAACCTCCATCTTGGTTATCTGCAACTTCATTTTTTAATTCTTTTTCAGTCTGTTTTTCTTCTTTTTTTTCTTTTCTTTTTTGGTTGGCATTTTTTGCTTTATTTTTTAATTCTTTAGCTTGTTCTATTAATCCTAAAGGATCACATACCCCAAAAGGTTCGCATAATAATTTTTTTATAGCATAAGGAATTGCTCTTTTTTTAATTTCATCAATTATTTCTTCTGCTGTCTTTTTTACAAATTCTGCTGCTTCTTCTTTACTTAATCTTTCTTTTTCTTCATCAGATGTTCCTTGGGCCTTTAATATACCAGAGTCAGCGTTTTTAGTATCAGGGATGAGTTCTATAATGTTAATATCTGATCTAATTGAGCCATTTAAAGTTGTAATAATTACTATTTTTTCACCATATTTTTTAACATTTAATATTAACTTTTGAACCTTACCAGGGGTGAAAGTACTGGTAAGTTCAAAAAAACCATCAGCATCAGATTTAGTTTTTACCTTATCTAAATCTTTTATTTTTACTCCCGATATAGGTTCTTGGGTTGTTTGGTCAACTACTATACTACTAAAAGTATATGAAATAGGATCTTGGTTATATAGTTCTTTAGGTGTTCCTTCTTTAGGGTAATTTTCATTTTTGTATGATTTTTCTTTAATCCTAGGTGGGAAATCCTTAAATTCTTTTAATATTTGTTCTTTTTGAACTTCAAATATTAATTCATTTAGTTCTTTAGGAGCTAGTTCTGGGAAGTTTGCAGATGTTTCCCAATCATATCCAATCTTTTGGGCATATTTATTTGCTTTAGAAAATCTTCCTAATGAATCCGGACCATTAGCTAAAGCTTGTTTTTTAGCAGTATAGTTAGGGAGGTTAATATTATTAGTAACAATATAATCCCAGGTTACTTGAGTAAATCCTCCTTTTGTTTTTTCAACTAAGGTAGGATCCCCTTGAATTTTATATTCTATCCCAGTACTTGAAGGAGTACCATCTTCATTAGCTTCTTCTATTTCAGCATTTGGGATAGGGTCTTCTTTTACTTGATTACCGCTTTTATCTGTACCTGATTTAGGATATTGAGGGCTATCATAAGAGTCAATTAAATAATCAGCTACTACCTCATTTAACATGGGGGGATTTACACTAAAAAGACTATCTAAGTCTTCTCTAATTCTTTCTTCAGTGTAACTATCAGCGTAACCATATTCAGGGCGATATGCTGGGTAACGTGCAGTTTGGTATTCTTCCGTTCCTTCAGCTACGTAATCTGGGTTGTAATATCTAGGTACAGCTTTTACACTCCACCCACTTGCAGATTTATAAATAAAATATTCGTATGTGTATCTAAAAGCCATTATAAAGTTTTACTTACGTTTGATTTATATCCTGTAGGGGATTTTATTTGCGGGATAAGATAATCATCAATCATCCCTTTTAGATTTTTTGCAACAGCTGATACTTCCCCTTTAACTGCTGATGTGTAAACTATTTTCCCACTATTTACATCAACGGCTGATACTTCTTTTAATTTTGATAATTGAGTACATAGTATTGAAAGTTCATTCATTATTGAACTTAAATCATCCAAAAATTTATCTCCTTTAATTATAGACTCAGTAGCACCTTTCCCTAATTTAATCTGTGGTGAATCTACTGTATAATCCTTAGTAGATAAACTAATTGACGAATTTGAACCTAAAAAAATAGATTTTTGAGCACTTAATAAAATACTATCACTTTTAGAATTAAAAACTAATCTATCTGAGTTTATAATAACCTGTGAGTCTGTAAATTCAGAAGGGAGGATTGGTTTAGATGAAAACGAGCTATAGTTAGAATTTGATACTCCTATAGGTATTTTTTGATTACTTGTAAGGTAAATAGAAGATAAATCATCATTTACCCTTTCAACTATAGGAACCCAACCTTCATTTGAAGATTTTAAGGGTTGCCCATTTCTAAAAATAGTAATAGGATTACCATTCTCCCCAACATCAGACCAATCATTTAATGCATCCTGCAATGTTGGTTTTGCTGTACTTCCTAATCTTATACTATTTCCCCATCTACCTTCATATATAATATCGCCTGAGAAAGGAAGTAAAGGATGGATATTTGATCTTTCTATAAAGGTATTTTGTGATGGGTTAGTTGGGCTATTAAAATCTACTTCTGAAGATTCATCTGTTATCCTTCTAACGTTACCCGCTTGGGTTTGTTGGTAATCTTTTTGTTGTGGTTCTGGTAGTGTGGTTGATGTTATTGGGTTAGGGTAAGCATTATGGTGGGGGTGGTTCCATAAACCTATCATATTGATATAATAATATGATGTGTTTGAAGTGTTATTTCCTATAGCATTATTAGGAAGTTTAAACAAAAGAACTAGCTCATTAACTAAAGGATAAGATGAAGTGTTAGGAAAAAAAGGTAATGCAATGCTATTTTTACTAGAAATTCTTTGATTTAATTCAAAAAATATAGTACCTATACCATTTAACCCCCCATAATCATCAATATTTGGGAAATTAGGATTTAGAATAATATCAGTTACTCTTCCAACTTGGAATCCCCCTTTAACCTTACTTAATACCTGAGAAAGTCTATCTATCTCCCCAGTTTTATTGCCTGCTGGGATTTTTATGTTTGCAGAAATACCTTTTTTAAATCCCATTAATCTTCTTTTTTAGGTGGTAATTGTAGGTTGTTTATTTCTTTAAGTAGTTGTTCCTTTTCTTCTTCAGAAATACCAAAACCATTTTCTTCATTACCCTCATTCGCAAATATGCGTTGGAATATTGTAGCAACTTTAATAAGAGCTTCATCATTTTTAATGCCAAGTTCCATGTATTCTTTTATAAGTGGTACAATCATTGTAGCATCACCTATATCACTAATTAATGGTTTTAATTCATTGATTAAAGCACTAATTTGGGTCTCTTTTTTCTTTTGATTATCATATATTTCTTTTAAGAGATCAGAGTAGGATTTTTTACCGAATATGTTTTTGTCTAAGTGGCTCATAATTATACGTTTGGTTCATGTATAAATATAAGAAATTAAGATCTTTCAAAGTCTATATTGCCTGTTTCTAAATAGTAAATGTAGTTATTTTTAAAAAGACCATATAATTTATTTGCTATCTTTGTAATTTTGGGAGTTTTAACTTCTAACCCATTAGTAGCCATAATTTCTCTAATGTAGATGTAAAGAGCTTTTTTATTAAATATCTCTATATTTTCTCTTTTACGAAATAATTCTAGTATAGCATCTGCTACTTGAGCATCATTACCTTTAGGAAAAAACTTATTAAATCTTTCTTCAACATGTTGAACATAAGCATCTATAAAAATAGATAACTTGTCTTTTTCTTTCTCTTCACCCATGTTATAAGAATAATTATCATCTTTAAATAATTCATCTACAGGTGCAGTTTGAACTCTTTTTTTATAGTTTTTAGTGTTATATATTATAAGCCAATTTTTGGTAACTGTGCCAAAATATGAGTATGCTTTAGCACCTTTACCTGGGTCAAATAGGTGTATTTTTGAAAGTAAAAAGGTTATTACTTCATGTTGTAAGTGTTCTATTTGGTCTACTTCAGTATAATAAAATTTAAATGTGTGTATTATGTTTTCTGTTAATTTAAAAAAAGCATAATGTATTTCATCCCTATAGATGTTACTCCTAATTTCAGAATCAGGTTCATTATTATATCTAACAATTGCATTTTCTGTATCTTTTGTAAAGTAGTTTTTAGACTTAGGTCTTCTTTTTTTAGCCACGGTAATCATTTTATTTCTTTTAACTTGAAATCATTCAAGATGTCTTGAATTTCTTGGACAGATTTGAAAAAATGTCCTACTTCATCATCTGACTTAAATGTACCTGCTTGGTCTATTTCTTTTAACTTTTTATCTGATGCATCTATAACTTTAGATAATCTATCTAGATATGTTAAATATTCTGCTAGTATGTCTTCTTGTTTTTCGTTTTTACGAAGTAAATTAAAAGTAGTAAACCCAAGGATTACTACTAATACTGATAAGACTGATATTGAAATTGTTATTATCATAGGCTGTTTAACATATCTTTTAAACCTTCACTTTTTATAGATCCTAAGGTTTTATTTTTTATACCAACTTTTTTCTCCTTAGGTTTTACCTCAGAAGTGTTGTTAAATTTGGGAAGCCATACTTTTTCAAATTCAATTCTTGCTGCCATTAAGTCTGCTTGATGAATTATAAATATCAAAGAAGTACGAGGTTTTAACTCTGGCATGAAATTCTTTAAATAGGGCTCATTTGCTGGGTCATATAACCCATCATGTAAACGAATAGCTAACCATTCATTTTCTGTAGGTGTAATACCTGCATCAACTAATAATTTAATTGATCTTTCTGGGACTGACATATAAGATAATTTCTTATTGAAAGTATACATTTCACCTAAATTCTTTTTCCTCCATTCATCCTGAGATGGTTTATGAGCGTATTCTTTCCCATCACCCATTTTACCTAAATCATGGTTTAAAGCAGAAAATACAAGTTCTTCAACTGTGTAATTTTCTTCTACCCCAAACATTAACCATGTTTTATTAAATTCTAAAGCAGCTTCAATAACTCTATTAACATGATCTACATACCCACCAGGAAATGCATTATGATATGCTTCTTTATGGGAGGCAGGCATCATAGCTACTTCATCTTCATGTTTAGTATAAAATGCAATTAATTTTTCCCTTCTAGGGTCTGAGATGTAGGTATTAATGTAACCTATAAATTTTTCCCAATTTGATTGAATTTGTTCTGCTGTTAGACTCATATTAACCTTGTTCTCTTTCTACTATATCCATTAAATCTTGGATTGTTTCCATTATTTCTCTTTGTGCTTCATTGATAGAAGTTCTAGATCCGCCTCTATGGATTTCCATATCCAACCCTTTCATTTGTCCTGATAGTTTGGATAAGCGTCTTTGTACTAGTTTTTTATTTCTCATTTGTTTTATTTAAAAAGGGATGAATGGTGACACCGTATCACCTTGTCACACTTTTTTTATTATACGTTTTTTCAAACCCTGTGGTATGAATATACGAGGGGTAAATTATGACTCCAAATTATCTTCAAGAAAAAGTGAAATTTTCTTTAAAAACGCGCATTTTTCGTATTCTTCTACTTCTTCAAAGAAAGAAATTGATAGTTTTACTGCGGTTTCTAGATTTTCATCATTTTGGATTGATAGGCTATCTTGCCATATTTCGTTTTCTATAACACAATCTTTCATATAACTCCAGGCTCTATGGTGTGCTATGTATTCTCCAACTTCATCCATACCTTCCATTCCAAAATCATCTTTTGGAGTTTTAAACATGTCTATAAGTTTTTTCTGAAATACGTGTTGGTTGAGGATTATCTTTTTGAACATACCAATCTTATATGAAGGGGTATTTTCGAAATCCTCCATGTTTATTGATATCTCAGGGTTAGATTCATGTTTACTTCCTGAGTCTCCAAATAAATTGAATATGTTGTTGATATCCATGGGTATAAATATAGGAACAGTCCTAATATAACGCCAGTTATTTTAAAAGAAAAAATGCTTTAGCCAAGCAAATAGACCATTTACATTAAGAATTACTAAATTCCACTGCTTCCTCATTATGACTTGGAATAAAACACATATAAAACCCATTACATATAAAGCAGGTTCTATAGTCCATTGTGCTGCTATTAATAATCCGGCACCCATATATCCTATTCGGGCACCTAATCTTTCCATTGGTGTAAGTTTTCTATTTCTAACCAATGATTTTAATAAAGATATTTTCATTTTTTTACTTCTACTTTTGACTTGTTGTTCAGTGTGCATGTATATAAAAAATAATACAATTATAAACCATATTACAAGCATACCTATTATAACCCATTGAAAATAATCCATCTTTTTATGTAAATATGTAATAAAAGTTTTGAAGATGTAACGTAAATGTTACTTAGATATGTCTTTTTTAGTGTTTGTAGCTTCATCATTTATTGATAATAAACAATGGTCTTGTTCAATTCGGTCTAACACCCACCGAAGCGCATCTCCTAGCAGAGTTAGCGTTTTATCTCGCTGATTTTTACCCAATACTGATGATATGGTTTCCTTAGGATTTCCAAATTTATAACCACCATTTATTATGAAAACTGCATTCCAAAACTCAGCTCCTACCACATTAGCAAATAAATCTATTTCACGAGCAGTACGGTAAAACCAGACTGCTAACATTTTCTTATTACCAGTAAGAATATATTTTAAGATCATAAAAATAATAAGGATAGGTAATAGTAAAATAAGAAGAATTATAGCGATGGCTAGTACTAATAGTTCAATCATTTATTTTGGTATATTTTTTGAATGTCATCGTTATCCCATGTGAGAATAACTATACCAATATACGAATCTTCTACAGGCTGACCAAGTAAATTTGTTCTTTTTATAATTTCTTTTCGTTCTTCTTTTAATGTAATTGCTATTGGTCTAAATGATTCAAATTTACCATCATAGTCTGTTTGGGTTAATCTGTAATAATTGTGACCTATAATAGGACTTTCATCATATGTAGAGTAACTCATTTCTTGATTTACATTTCCTGCTCCTGGGAGTGTAGCTAATTCTTCCCATTCATAACCATCTAAAGATTTTTCAACTGTATAATAATCATTGTTAACT